GGCAGTGGATCGCCTGAGACTGCTGCATTTAATACCGTAATTTCAAAGTTTATTGACTACTACGCACGGCGTCTACGTGACTGCCCGAAGATTGCTTTCAACGCCAAAGGTTTGTTTGGTGGCGACGATTCGATCGTTGCAAAAGGCAACATCACAGCGGATGACTTGACCAAAGCTGCAGCGCAGATTGGACAGTCTTACGCTGTTGATGTTTTTAAGCGTGGTGACTTTGGGGTTAATTATTTGTCACGATATTACTCCAGTGCAGTCTGGTTTGGTGACAATACTTCCACCTGCGACTTACGTCGTCAGCTGGTTAAGATCCACATCGCATCATTTGATACCTCAGTGTCACCGTTGGTTAAGTTACGGCGCAAGCTCAGCGGGCTCGCACGCACGGATAGACACACTCCTATTATTGCAGACATGCTTAAGTTCTGTCAAAAGGTTGGTATCGATTTATCATTGGCACACCAGAGTGATTCGTGGTGGGCCCAATACGACACTGATTCGAATTGGCCATCATCTGGCCCATTTGATGAGGAGGAGTACTTGAATTATTTTCTCCCAGGCGCGGACGTTGGTAAGTTACGACGCTTCCTCGAGAATTCAAACATCATTGGTGACATACTGCGTATGCCGCTGATTGTTGAAGTACCCCCCAATATGGCAAATAAGGCCTTCATCACTGTCGTTGATGATGAGATTAAGTATCCGAAGCCCTTGGACCATATCGACCACCATGTTGGTGAAGCTATTTGTAAGAAGTTTGTTGCCGGGAAATGTAAATCAAAGAAATGTAAGTATTTGCATATTACGCCCGTAGACGCTCCGGGCATCATAAAACCGATCAACATTTCCCTTGCAGATATTAATTTGAAGCTCTCACAACTTAATTAATAGTGACACGTTCACTACATTCACATTGTTTATTTACTTTATGTCAAATATAGAATCGCCAGCAATAGCAGTTATTCGTTTGAAACAGAACGACATTTCAGTAGCATTTGGCGACGCAGAAGTATTGCAGATTTATCAACAGCATAGCCATGACTATTTCGCGAACAAAGCGTGCAAAAACAGCGCGCACGGCGACTATTGCAAAGCGCATAGCGAAAGCTGTATCTACACCATTGCGCCGCGCAAAGTCCGTCAAAGCACGTCCAAGAACTAAGGGATCCCTTGGACGTTCTGTATTAACTAAGGCTGGTAGGGCTTTAG